TTGGCTCCACCACTGCCGCCGCTGCCGTACGGTGTCGGCGCTTGTGCATAATTAATTGGCATCACGCGGCCTCCTCTATCGGCGCATCGTCCAGGTGATGCTTGAACCGTTTGTTAAAGCGATTGCCGACCCACGCTTCGTAGGTGAGACAGCACAGGACACCATCCTTGCCGCGACCAAACATGCGCGGGACTTTAATGAAGTGATAATCGTAAACGGCGAGCTGGCGCAGCAGCCGCTCGTTCTCGATCGGGGTGCGCTGCACCAGCATCTGCACACCGACCTGCACGAACGGGTAGCGATACATGCGCTCGATGGTCGATCGCGTCAGCCAATGTGGATCGATTGACGCACCATGCATCTCGATGATGCCAAAATCCTGATCGTAGTTGGTGTAGACCAGGCCGGCGATCAGTGCGCCATCTTCACGCAACACGCCAATCGTGCGCGCATCGTCGCCAAACTGACGGACATGCGGGATCAGTTGCGCAACAAATTGCGCGACGATCCTGTCCTCACCGAATAAGTATCGGTACATCATCACGCGCCTACGTTGTTGTAGTCCTGGTAATTTTTGGAGATCGGAAACCTGCTTTTCAGCGGCGGTGTTTGCATCATCGGCGGCAAGTTGCCGACGTTGCCCAGACTTTTTTGCTGGTTGTATTGAGCCAAGGCCGACTGATACGCCTGAATGTCGAACGGCTGGCCGTTCTCGTCCAAAAACATACTGCTGTCTGTCGCTGCCGGTGATGGCACCGCGGCTTGCGCCGCCTGATTACTGGCAAGCCGCTGCGCGATGGCATCGCGTCGCGCGTTGAAATCGTATTTGCCACCCTGCGCCAATACACGCAGCGCCTCAGGATCAATCGAACCTTTGGGATCCCCATACGCCTGTTGCAACGGGATCGGCCCGCCATAGACGCCATTGCCGGCGCTCATCGGCGACGGCCCCTGAAACGGGTTAGGCATGCGCGTCTGGTCGATGTTGGCGTAGGTGACCGGGTGGTTTTCCAGACCCCATTTTGAGACGGCGTCTTCTGACGCTTTCAGGCCGTGGATGTAGGCCGGCGCAAACAGGCCGCCCATGCCACCCTGTGGATTGTAGTCTGTGTACAAAGAAGAGAGCTGCGCATCTCGAGCGTCGCCGGGATCTACGGTCGGTGCGGCGGTTGGATCGACTGCCATGCGCTTGTCCTCAGACGTTGACGCCTAATCGCTCGAATGTCGCCGCGATCGAGATCAGCTCCACGTTCGGCCGCGCCGCCTGCGCCACCGTCACCTGGACGACCGGCGCATGCGAAAACCCGGTTTCGCCAACCGACACCCAGGCAGTGTTCTTCACCACTGGCAGCGCCAATGACGGCTGGTCCCACAGCGCCGTATCCCAAAGACCCTGGTCCCAAACATCCGCCACGCCAGGATCCGGCCCCGCCGGCGGCGGTTGTGGAACGCGAATGTCATAGTCGGTGCAGGCGGCAATTTGCGGCTGGAACGGCTCGGAGTTGCCGGCGGTGAAAGAGGCGCGCGCCTGGTGCCAGACGCACTGCGCTGCGGCCGACTGAAACATCTCCCAGCCACCGACCAGGGTGGCGACATACGGCTTGCCGTCGTCATAGCCGGTGCGATCGGCCTGCATGACGATGCCGTCCTGGGTGCCAAAGAACAGATTGCCGCGTGTGTACATCCAGCAGGTGGCGTCGTAGCCGACGAAACGGCTCCAGGCGCCGCTCGAGGAATTAGCGACCAGGCAATGGCGATCACCCGGCGCGCCACCAGGGACAGCGACAAAGACGCCGCCGTACTCGTCCCATTTCTTCAGCGCCCATGGCGAGGCGATCTTGGCCGCCACCTCCTGCCGCCACAGCGGCTTGATGGTGCGGGTGACGGCAGCCAGCTCGAGCTGCTCTGCCGTTTTTGTGATCGCCTGCGAAATCGGGATGATGCCATCGATCGTAGCGAGAAGCAGGTCGCCACCAATCGGCAGGTGCGCGTTCTTGCCCATCGGCGGACTGATGGCGTAGCGACCTTCCTGCCGCCAGTTGGTCGCCGTCGAAGGGTCGCTGCCGGAAAAGATAATCAGCTCGCCCTGATCAGTGCAGAAGACGCACTTGTCATCGATGCCGTCGCCGGCGTCGATCGACCATGCCGCGCCAAACAGCAGGTTGCCGCCTTTGGTCGTCGCCCCCGACAGCGGGATCATCTGCAGTGCGCCCTGCACGGCGTTGAGCGGCAGATACCAGGCGTTCATGCTGCCGCCCTCGATGAAGAACCACCGATTGCGATACTTCCAAACGGCAACGAGGTTCTTGCCGTGCTCGACCGTCGAGCCGACCGGACCGCTGATCTGATTGGCGCTGAATGTCGTCCACGCCGCGCCGTTGTATTGCAGCGGAAAGTCGCCAGCGTCATTGACGGCAATGAGATAATCGCCGCCCTGGTTGGCGAGCTGCGAGGCAGAATAATTACCGGATCCTTGACTATCCTTCACCAATGTCGGTGCGCCGCCAAAGGTGACGTCGTAGAGCTTAGTCGCGTTGGCGGCGAACATCTTCTGCACGTTGCCGCTGAGATACTCGAAACCGGAAATGATCGGCGTCGTCTCGGGCAACACCGACCACCGCTCGCAACCGCCACGCAACTTGACGCCGCGCAACGTCGGCACCCAGTTGTCGCAAATGATGGCGGCACCCGGCTGCATGAATGTGAAATTTTCGTTCTGAATAATGCCGCGCGTCGGCGCCGCGATCGTCGTCGTCTGCAGCTGCTGCGCCATCTGCGCCGGCACTGCTTGGCGCTTGAAGGCCTGGACAATACTCATGACGATGGCACCGGGAAGGGATAGGCGGTGCTGGCGACAACGCTGGCAGAGATCGGCTCGCGGCCGACCATGATCGGCGAGGGGCTGTCATTGCCCATAGCCAGCAGCATGGCGTCGCCATAGGTGCCGAGATCCTCGGAATAGGGCGAGCCTTTCTGCGCCTTCCACTGCCAGGTCATGCCCAGTTTGAGCAGCCGATCGCCCAACAGGAAGCTGTCGTTATCGGTTAGAAAAATTTCGCTAAGGCCGCCGCTTGCTAAAGCGATAGGGTTCTTGCTGAGATAGGCAAACGTCGCCGTAACGCCGACCGGCATCGGCGGGTGGATGTGTATCTGGCCGCCGTAAATAATCCACTCGCCACGGCTGTCGTAATAGCCGCGCGCGCGGCGCTGCATCCACTCATCCAGATCGGGAAAGAAGCGCATCGGCGACATTGGCGTGTTTGATCGCCAGACGTTCGCCGTAAGCAACATGCGCTTGAAGTTGGCCGGCAGGTTGAATGCCGTCGTACCGGGATTGGTCAGCGTTGCATCACCTGGCAGTGTTACGCTTTGTTTGAGCTGCTGCCACTCACGTGTGTCGTAAGCGATGCGCTGTGCAATCTCGTTGGCGAGCGCCAGCATCTCCGCCATGGTGCGATTGCCGGCGATGCTCGCAAAGACGGATGTCGGGATGGCCGCCCCGACAACCGTGCAAACATCCCTGACAACCGTCAGTAACGACATTCGTCATGCGACTTTCTGCTGGGCCTCTGTTGCCATTCGCACTAGCGTCTTGCGGTTCAGCGAGCCATGCGGTTTGTGACCAGTGTTGGTCGTAACGAAATCACGCAACTGGTCGAGGGTCATGCCGGCAAACTGATTATCACCATCGACTTTTTCACCGGCGTTGCGGTCCTGATGCCGCTTGAGATCTTCTTCGATGATGGCGTTGCGCGCTTTGAGCGCCTCCAGCTCTGCTGCCATGGCCAGGTTTGGCGCGTTGCTCTTACTCTCGGCGATATACTCTTGCGCTTTGTTTTTCAGATCTCGTCCGCCGTGTCCGAGATTTTTGAGCTCTTGGCCGTCAACATGTGCCAGCGCCTCCAGAGTGTAGATGTTGAGGGCGCGTAACTCGGCCCGACGAGCCTCTGTAAGAAAGGGCACATGCGCCAGCGGCGTCCCCGATTTGGTCTGCGCTGTCTGCGCCTTGAACTGTTGATACTGCCGGCGAAACCGCTCGGCATACGTCACTGCCGTCTGCTCGCCCGTCTCAAAGTTTTCTGACCAGTGCGAGAACGCGGTCGCTGGAAACACCGACATATTGCGTGAGCCAGGAAAGCGGATCTCGACAACCTCGATATCCTCGTAGATCGGTCGGCCCTCCTTCAGGGAGGCGGCCTCGTTCTTTTTGGCAAAGTTCTTAAACAGAGCAACGACGGCGGCATCAGGATCTCTTGCGGGCATTCTGCATTCTCCCTTGTGAAGAGGTCGCCGCCGGCTGAGGGCAAGGGACACCCTTGAAGACGACGACCTCCGTTTACCCAGCCTTACGCGGCCGGATTACTGTCATAGAGCCGCCAGTTAAACATCGGATTGACCTGGGTGAGTTCACCCATCCAGCCGATGAACTGCGCGATCGCGTCCTTGTCGATCGGCATCTGACCGTCGCCATCGAACAAGTTGTCGAAGTTTCGGTTCGGGTGATACCGCATGCGGAAACTGTCGGTATTCAACCCGAATGTGGTGTTGGCCGGCATGTTGGAGCCGATGCCGCCGTCGAGCACGATCTCGGCGCGTTTACCGCCACCGATGTATTCGATCGCACTGAAACCAAGCTGGCCCAGGCTGGTCGAATTGGTCTGCCGCTGGATGGCAACAGTCGCCGCATCGTAAGCCGCATAATGCTCGGGCGACATCACCAGCAGGTCGGCGTAATCCTTGCCGCGTGACTGTTTGGTCATGACGTAGTTGAGCATTGGGCGGATGGTCGTCGCACTGACCTGTGTTGAGCCGGCCAAGAACGAGTTGGCGTCGTAAGTTTTGGTCTGCCAAATGACGGCGGTGGCGCGATCGATGCCGCCATAGACACCGCTGTTGGTGACGATCGGCACGGCGGTGGCGAGGCCAGTGATCTGCTTGCCGCCGTTGGCGGTGCCGTCACTGTAAATTGCCGCGTCCATTGTATCCTCAAGGGCGCGTTCGGCAGCCGCGATGTAGCTGTCGTAAACGTCCATGAGCTGGGCGCTGCCTTCGTTGTTCAAGATCTCCTGCATCGACAGGATGACCGGAACGACAACCATTTTGGGATCGAAGTAGGCATCGTTGAACAGATCGAGTGCCGGATTAAGCAACTGATCGTAACCACTGTACCACTGCGCGACCTGCTTGGAGATCTGCAGCGTCTGGCGAATGCGCGGGCCACTGTAAGTGTGCCAGAGGCCCTTGCGCTTCATCACCGCAAGCATTGCGTTGTTATTGGAGACGAGATCTTCGTAGCCGCTCGAGCGGTCCTCGAGCGCCATGCTGAGTATCTGTTGATACGCAGCATTCGTGTTGATGTTTGGCATTACGCCACCTCAGATTAGACGCCGCCGTTCACGCGCGTGATTGCGCGTTGAATAGCTTCGCGTCGGCCAACTTGCTTGTCGCCCTTGCGCTTGACCGGCGGGCCGTCTGAGGGACCGCTATCGGGAGCGCCATGGATCGACTTGTCGGATCGGGTCTGAGCCGGCGTGTTGCGGGTCTGAGCCGCGTGTGTTTTCGGGGGTCTTAGCCGGTATGCACGTTGGTAGGCCTCTTCCAGGCTGAAACCAAATTGCAATTCCTGCTCGATTAAATCCCCTAATTCATCAAACCCTGGATGGCTGTCGGCAAAGACGTCGACCTGCGACCGGGTTTGATTGAACCTGAGGCCATTATGCAGCTGATCGATCGTAGACTTCAAGCCCGCCACTTCCTGGTGAAGGGCGCCGATCTGGTGCTGGGCTGCCTGCTGCGAGTTCTGCTGCTGCGTTAGCTTATGCTGCTCGGGACTTTGATTGAGGATGTGGTAGGCGACATCGCGTAACGAGATCTTCTGGCCGTTCTGGGTGCGCAGGTTCAGGTTGTTGACGATGACGTCGAGGCCACCGACCAGGTCGGTGCGCAACTTCTGCTCCATCGAAACGTAGTTGGTCAGCGCCTTGTCGAGCGTTGTCCCGTGTTGCGTCGCCATCTCGTGAAAGTGGCGTATGCTGTTCATGGTATCGTGATCGCCGCGGAGCGTTTTGTATGCGCCGTCAAACTCTTTGGCCATGCGGTAGACTTCACCGCGGACGCTTTCGGGCGCGGCTGACCACTCTGCTTTGCCGGCCTCGTTCCAACGCCCTGGCGGCTCTCTATAGGGCGCAGTCTCAGGAAGAGGCGCGACGGGTTTTTTCGCAATCTGCTGCGGCTGCGTACCAGCAGGATCCGCTTGCGTTGCAGCGTCTGCAGCAGGCGCTTTTGCAAAACGCCCGCCCTCCCGATGCCGCTCTTGCGGCGGCTTACGCAAATCTAGCGGAGCCTCGGGGGGTTTCGCCTCCGTCTTCGCCGCTTTGCGCGGGGCTAGGGTTTTCTCCTTTTCTGGGGTATTTGCCCGCTCAAACGCTTTGCGAATACTTTCACGGCGGGTTTCAGGCCTGCCATGGCCTCGATCCAGACCATCAACCGGCTTTTCTGGAGCCTGATCACCCACCGGCTGCGGGGCGTTCACCGGGTTCTGATTGATTGGAGCTTCGTTGGTGGGAGCTGGAGCGGATGGCGCAGAGGGTGGCGCCGCCGGCGCAATGTTCGTGTCTGACATATTCGGAACCCCGAATTGATCTAGGTCAAATGCCTAGATCGGTGACCAGCCCTATATTTATCCAGTGCAGTCTTCAGCGACTGACGGCGCTTTTCTTTCTCTTCCCGGCTGTCAGTCGCTCTTTTCTTCGGCTTGAACTTTTCGGTGCCAACCTCGATGAGGCCATGCGCCCGACCAACAGCGCGAAAGGCTGCCTTGCTCGTATAAAAGCGGCCGTCGACCTGTTCTGTTGGATCCATGATGTCGCTGATGACGTAAGGCCGCGGCAGAGCACTGCGCGCCGGTGAAAAGGTTTCACGTGAAACCTTCCAACGACCGGGCTCGACCTCAACCAGCTTCGACATCCATCACCCCGCGACGACTAGCGCGCGCGTATCCGCCGCTTCTTGGCCTTGGCCTTCTTTTTGATCTTGCCGTTGGCCTTGCTGGCCTTGGCCATTTTCGCCTTGGCCTTGCTCGCCTTCTTAGCCTTTTTCTTGGCCTTTTTCTTCTTCTTGCGTTTTGGCGGGATCACCTCGGACCCTGGCGGCTCGTTGATACTCGGAATATTCGTCTCAGCCAGCACCGCCGGCGGAGTTGCCGGCACGTTTTCTGGATCTCCACGCATATCAATCTCCCTTGGGTTAAGTTTCCTACCACCTGCCAGGTATTGCATACATTTTGCGACCAAACTCCAGCGCACCTGGATCTCCAAAGTCTGGCAGATGGAAGTCGTTGTCTCTGTAGAACGTGTCGTACCCGGTAAACCTAAGCGCAATGCGCTCGGCAGGCATCTTGTAATTACCGCGGCGCAAGACTGCCGCCGTACCTGTGAATACAAACTGGCCGGTGCCAACCGGCAGGTTTCGGATCCTGATGAGCCCAGTGTCGCTGCCGCTGAAGACAAACGACACCGGCGTGGCGAGCAGGACGGCGTTGGTGTGGTAGGCGAGGCCGGCGCCGTAACCGGTGAGCGTGAAAGCGCCAGTGTCAGCAGCCAGGGTTAACTTCCTGACCTGGATCAGGTTTGCGGTCTTGCCGCTGAGGACAAATGCGCCGGTCGTAACCGGCATGACGCGGTAGCGGCCAAGTTTTGTAACGGTGCCAGCGAGATTGAACGCCGCCGTTGTCGCAGTAATCCGGCGCGCCGCGCGCAAGCCTGTCGGCCAGGCCGACACAAAGAACGGCTGCGTCGTTGCAGACAGCGTGTAGTGGTTGACCAGCGAGCCGTAGACGAGATTGACGGTCTTGCCGCTGAAAACGAACGAGCCTGTCGCGGCTCCAATGCCTTTCTTGTAGATCAGACCTGTGCTGGTGCCGGTAAGCGTGAAGGCGCCGGTTGCCGCCGCTAGGATGTAAGCGCGCCTGTAAACAAGGTTGGCGGCAGTACCGGCGAGCGAAAACGCACCGGTCGCCACCGACATGCCGTGCTTGAAAAGAAAACCGGCACTGACGCCAGTGAGCGTGACCGCGCCTGTCGCTGCCGTCAGCGTGTATGTCGCGCCGGCCGGCGCTGGTGTCGCTGTCGCGCTGACCTGAGTACCGTAGACCGTGAACTCGAGGGTGTTGGTTTCGTGAACCAGCACACCGCCGATCGGCGTGGCGAGAACATACTGACGGCTGACCACAGCCGGCGGCTTTGGCGTGTAAGTTAGGGTGGTGGCAACGCCAGTAAGCGTGAATGCCGCTGGTGCCGCCGGCATGATGGTAGCCGCGCGGTGATAAACGAAATTGGCGGCAATGCCGGTGAGCGCGAAAGCAACCGGATCTGCGGCCATGACGTAGGCAGCACCGCCGGGCTTCTTACGCAGCCGCGTCGGCCGAAACATCGCATAAGGATCGGCGTAGAGATCGGCTACTTCCTTTGCCGACATTCCCCGCTGCCAAAGCATGACGTGATCGACATCGGCATCTGGAATGCGTGACGGAGGGCCACCGACATACGAGGCCAGTAGTCCACAAACCTGAGCGTTATCTGTCGGACCTGTGGTCGTTACGACTGACGCAACAAGCGCACCGTTGACGTAAAGAGCCCACTTCGCACCGTCGAACGTACCGACAACGTGATACCAAACCTCAAGACTATGAGTGTTTGGATCTGTGACTGCTATTCCATTGTCGGTGGGATTATACGTCTGAAATGTAAAGTTTCCGCCGTTGGAGCGAAGGACGAGCGGTTCAGTCGCACCGTCATAACCTTTTTGAAAATAAGTACTCCATGTCGCGTATGAGTGCTCTTTTGTCAGCGCAGAAACAGTGACCGGTCCAACCGCTTTAAAATGCGGCATCGTACCTAAAGCAAAAGACATGCTTCCGGCTGTGTGATAGGCCCAACCACTCGGGCCGGGGAACCACTGGTTAGACGACATCCCGGCAACGCCAGCGCCGTGCGCCTCGCAGCCAGACGAGTCGATGGCAGTGTTGATTGATCCTTCAGCAAACAGCCACGCGCCCCTCAAACCCTGCGCGAGCGGATGCCCCCTCTGAAGCCGCGGGAAGGGGGGCTTTGCGATCGGCATTAGAGTGCCGTGATGTTGGAAATGTCCGCGTCGACCGTTACGTTTTGACCAGTGTTGGAGCCAGCGATAAGACGCACAGCCTCGACACCGGGTGGAATTTCAACAGAAAAATCTCTGGTAAAAGTGTTGTTGATATCACCAACACACGGTCCACCAAAGTTCATCGCCAAGGTTGGCGATCCGGCATTCCAGTTGTTGGCAACTTGCACCTGAACCTGCGCCGGTACCGTTGGCCCGGTGCTACCGTTGATGAGGCGGAAGTTAACCTGTGCGCCATAGCCACCCGACAAATCAATCCACGAACTTGTTGTATTACCGGCGCTCGCCGTCAGCGTCTGTGTCGCCCAGATACTCGTCCTAATTTTTGTTGCAGCCATTGCGCGTTACTCCTCACGGCGGCAGGGGTGTGACGGGCGGCGCAGTCTGAATGCCGGCAGACACCAGATCCTGACCGGTGATCGCATGCGGGTAACCGGCCGACTGCCACCACGGGATTTTCGGCGTGTCGAAACTGTCAGTGTATGGCTTAAGGTTGGTTTGTGTTTTCGTGCCGGCCGGGAATGTCGTCAGCCACAGCGCGCGCATGTTGCTGCCGGGAGAAAAGTCGATCGTACTGAGCGCAAGATTGCGCTGGATTGGTTGCTGCTTGAGATTAGTCAGAGCATCGTACTCGCCGCGATCGGTGCGGTTGTAGATCTCAGTCGCCGGCACGATCATCTTGATCGCCGGCCCGGTCACCGTCTGTGCGTTGACCCACGTCAGCTTCTGATCGTTGGTGCCGGCCGGCGCCTGCGCCCACTTGGCGACTAGTGCATCCCAATAAGCCATGTGCTTACCCCTAACTCAGCGTGATCATCGGATCGATGTAGATGCCATTGAGCGAAGCCTTCGCCACTTTCGGATAAACCGTAATCAATCCCGCCATACCTATCGAACCTGTCGTGATCGTCTGCTTGAAGCGCCACATTGCCTTGAACGTCGCGCCGCCATCCGTAATCGTGCCACCATCGATAGCTGTCGCATAACCGCCCGGTTCACTACTCGCGCTGGTGCCAGCAATCGTACAAACAAACAAACGCCCGGCATTAGAAGCAACCTTCCTTATATCGCCTACACTGTATGCAGTACTGTTTGCACGTAACGTTGTGCAATCCCACGCTACCGTCGATGCCGTCAGTGCTGTAGCGCCACCTAATGGCGATGGTTTTGTATTGCGGTGATAAGTGCCGGTTGGATATGAAGTATTCTCCAGCGCCTCAACATCGAACCAGACATCGTCATTATTCGGCAGCGCAGAAAAGTCGCGCGGATCAGCAATGCCTTCGACAGCGACGTTGACGGCAGCGCCGGTTGTTATATTCCAGATTGACAACGGCAGCAGTTTGAACTGGAAGTGCCACAGATTGTTGGCGTTGGTGGTCACCAGCCACGAATACGGAGTGCCCTGCGATGCGCCACTGGTTCTAAACACAGATGCTACGGTATGTAGCTCGCCACAATAATCGTACAGATCATTCTTGTAGTTAGTCGCACCGCTGTCACAGTTGATAACATAGATTGAATTTTGCTGCGGACGCAGCGCAGCGGCCACTGTGAACAGACCTGTAATCGCCGGAAGTTTGCAATCTTTAAAAATGAACAGCATGTTGCCGTTGCTGTTACTTGATGCGAGCGTCGTGCCGGAAAATGCACTGAAATCACATCCTTCAAATATCAAATTGGAGTTGGTCAAACTTGGCAGAAATAATTGAGAAGGTGATCCGCCGGCAAACAAAAAAGTGCAATTTATAAGTTTTTTCCACCCGCTAACGATAGGCGACTGCGCTGCGTTTTCGCACGAAAACACACAATTTTTAAACTCTTGATAGGCTGAACCGGCTGCCTGAAAAATCCTTTGTAACGCATTTGTCCCCCGGTTCACGAACGAGCAGTTTTCAAACAAGAAAGTATTGGCACTCTGCGTCAGGATGGCACCGGTTGTTGTGCTGTTGCCGATAGCGCAAATGACGTATAGCCCGTAAATATGTCCGTTACCGTTAAAAATAACATTCGCATCCCCCGACACCATTCCGCCGGTCGCCGTTCCGGTTTTTAGATCGGCAGAAGTCGGAGACGCCTTGGTATGGTCAACAACCCACAGATGGTTTGGCGTGGACGTAGTGCTGAAACCGGGGAAGTTAAAATTTAAATTGGTGGTAGAAGTAAATTCCGTATGATCGTCGCCAACAAATACGTTGTCAGTACCGGCCACAATTGGCCGCGCCAGACACGCGGCCAGCGTCAGGTAGGCATTGGCCCACGATGAGCCGTTGCCTGCCCCGCCTACTCCGCTGGCGCTGCTGACAAAATAATTCGCCATCGATGACCTACTGCAGCGTCAGCACACCGTTGGTGCCGTCGAAGTCGACGGTGAAGGTTTCGGTGTCGTTAAGCGTGATGCTCGAGCCGTAATCGTACGAGCCGACCACCTTGTTCGATGCGCTGCTGTTGTAGAGGACAACGTAGCGGAACGGCCCGATCGTGCCGCCCGCCGCAGTGAACACGCTGTCGGCCAGCACCAGCTTGAAAACACCGCTCGATGTCGCCGCGCTCGAGGTGGTGAGCGTGTTGCCGCCGGCGGTGTAGCCGGATCCTGCTGCCGGCGGCGGGTAAACGCCGGCGCTCCAGATCGTGTCACTCGCCGGCGTCGGCGGCGTGTTGGTCAGGGCGGCCTTGAACACGGCCGTCTGCAGGTTGTGTCCCCCTTTCGACACTTCATCGATGAACGTGTTGTACTTGACGAAGGTCGCCATGATCTCTTTCCCCTATTTGCGCGGCCGCGGCTTGTTGCTGGTTCTGCGCTTGCTCGTCTCTGTGTCGGCCGCCGGCTCTGCATCAAACGTGAAGTCCATTGTGTTGGACAGCATCGCGCCGTTGCGCACCTGCACCGGCACGACATCAGCGCCTTTCCAGACCTCCATGTCGACACCGGTCGACAACGTGCCGTCCTCTTCGTTGAAGGTTGTCGGCTCGTCATGACCAGCAAACACGATCACGCTGGCAGCACTAAAGCCCTCGCCCTCAACATCGAGCGTGAAACTGTCGTCGCCGATCGTGGCAACGTCTGGCACCAGCCCCGTGACATTCGGCATCACATCCGGTTCGGGTTGGTCCGGTATGTTGCTGCCAATCGTCGAGCCTTCCGGCTCATTGATGCTGGCCATGCTGCCCTGGCCAGCGAGAGGTGTATCGCCTTTCGGCTTGGGATCCTCGGTCATGTGAATGTCCAGTTCTGTGGGGCTGTAGTGACGCCGTTGGAGGTGACGGTCACCGGCACGGTGCCGGCCGTCGCCTTCTTCGGCGCGTTGGTGACAGTCAGCGATGTCGCGCTGACGTAGTTGGTCTGATACGGAACGCCGTTGATATTAACGACACTGGCGCGATTGAAGTTGGTACCGGTTGCCGTGAGCAACGTATAACCTGCACCAGAGACATTGCTGGCGCCAGATGCGCCGGTCAGCGTGGGCACAGCCGTCCCCGACAGCGTCGAAGCATGCGAGGCATTCGGTCCCGCCGCGAGCGTTGCCGCGGTTTGCACCGGGCCACTACTGACCGACGCTGTCGGACATTCGGCGCGACTGCCTGGCGCCGATACCAGCGTCTCGGTGCCAGCGCCTTCATGCGCCACACTCGAGCTGGCCGGCACGGCGCCGACGTTGTTGACCGTCGTCCCGGTACCGGTGCCAGGGTAAGTGCCCTCGGTGCCGCCGGCCGTGGCGCCAGATCCAGACGCCAATGCCGTAGTGTTTGCAGCAAACGTCGTCAGCGGACCCGCGGCACCGTCATCGAAATAGGGCGGCGGAAAATCTTTCGGATTGACGCTGCTCCAGTTCTTTGGGTCGTTCATCGTGTTCTTGGTGAAGTTTGGCACGTTGGTTGGTGGCGTCCCGCCGGTGCAGGGAAAATTGGTTGGCGGTGTCGGATTAGGCGGTGTCACGGTCAGTGCGCTTTGAGCCATGCGGCCCTCCTGTGGTTAGTCGTATTGATCTTGCCGCGCCAGGTCACCCATGGCGCCATTCCCCTGACTGTTCTGCCACTTTCGATATGCACCCCAAATCACAGGCGAGGCTACCAGCATTTGCGACAACAGGTTGGCGTTTCCACTGCGCAACATTTTATCCAGTGCGTCAGTGCTGATGCCCATGTGATCAGCCTTCTTCTGCACTAGCTCGTGGAAGATATCAGCATAAGACTTACTCTCGCCGGTGATCGCGCTGCCTCTAAACTTGGTGCCGAATAGCTGGCTGGTGTTCTTGATCGTCTCGCGAATACCGGTCCACACATCAGCGCTATAGTCGCGCGGATCGCGGCCGACAGCTCGAGCTGCGTCGCTGACGTGGCCTTTGACGTAATCGTAATCGCCAACACCTCTTTTCGGCGTCCCAGTGTTGATGACGCCTTCCTGGGCGTTGGCAAATATTCCGCGCGCAGGATCCTCGGTAAGACGCGCCCAATGGCGATCGAGCACAACGGCATTGGGATCCCCCGACATCGCCATCGCTTCTTCGCGCACCTTGGCGCGCTGCAGCTGATCGAGGTTGCCAGCCGCGGCCTTGTTCAAGTTGGCAATGCGACTTTGCTCCAGCGGAATTTGCTTGCCTGCGCTCCACGGCCCCATGCCGCCTTCTGGGATGCGGTAATCAGGTTGAATGATCGGCTCGCCACTGATGTGACGCCGCATGTATTCCGACATCGCCCGCATGTTGTCGTACGGGTTCGACACCGGCGCCGTTGCGGCTGAGAAGCCTGCGACTTGCGGCAGGTTCTCGGTGCCATACGCGCGCTCGAATGCAGAGCCGTGCATGTCCCACCACTCTTTGCTGGGAAATTTGCTGAGATAGTCGCGTCCAGTGCCAGCCATCTCATCCATGCGCGCCTTGAACTCGGGCGAGGCAACGAAGTCACGCCAATTGCCGATCGGAAAGCTTTCGCCGGCGCCGACGTTGTAGCCGGCAAGCTGTCCTGTGCGCTCGCCTGTTTTGGTCGCCAAGCGGATTTTATCAACCGGATACTGTTGCGCGACATCGAGGTAGATCTTGCCGTCAGGTCCAACCCAAGTACCCAGGTGAGCACCTTCTTTGGCAAGGGCCGCGGCGTTGGTTGCGGCATGTTGCTCGATCGCAGCTGGGTTAAAACCCTCTTGCGGCACCACCAGGTTGCGTGGATCGGTGTTTTTGTATTTACCGACCATCAACCCCTCTGACGGGATCTGACCGCTCGGCAGGTTTACGGAGTAGCCGCCTTTCTCCATGGTGCCGCCATAGATCGCTTCCGGCGTTGTTGTTGGGTGGGCACCCAGTTCGGCAATAGATCCTGGCGCGAACCCCTTGGCTGGCCCCTTCACACCTTTGGTGACGCCGCCAAAACCGCCAAACAGATCCTGCTCTGGCGAGCTGTCAGCAGCCAATGAAGAAACGACTGCCGGTACGCCACCTCGCTGATAATCAGCAACCCTCTTTGCCTCTGCCTCCTGCATCTTCTCCATCCAGCTTTGCGGCCGGACGTAGTCATACGTTGCCTCTGGCGGTTGCTGCCCCGACAACATCCAATCTTCTGGCGTCAGTCCGCCGACGGCATTCCGCGGCGGCTGCATCTGCGTCTCGTCGGGATAGAGATCCGACCGCGCCAGCTCGCCCATGACATAGTCGTCATCAGCCATTCGGCATCACCGGTCGTTGCGGTTGCTGCATCTTAAACTGCGCCTGCGCGCGCTGCTGCTGCATCTTGTCCGCCATCTGCGCGCGCGCGGCGATGCTCTTCTCGATGTCGGCCTGACCCTTGACCCGCTCGATCTCCATCTCCTGATAGCCCTGCGCCATCTCCATCTGATGTGCCTCACGGCTCTCCATCGCCTTCTGGTTCTGTACCTGCACCTTGGCTTGCTGGTCGCCTTGCTTGCTCGACTGCCGGATCTGCTCGAGCCGCTGTTGGTTAAACAGCTCCATCTTCTTGTGATCGTCTTTCTGCTTCAATTCGGCCGCCTGCATCGCTTGATCCATCTGGTCCTTGTCGCGCTGACGCTTGTCCTTCATTTGCTCAATCTGCAGCGCAGTCTTGGCGTTGATTTGTGCCGGATTGTTATCGGTTTGGTTCTGGCTGCCTTGCTGCTCCATCTGCGCCACCAGGTCATCGATCGCGCCGTCAAGCGATCGACCAGCGCGGAACGGCGCAGTGGCGAATTTGAGCAACTCGCCACAAAACGTCGCGCACTGCGGCTGCGCTGCAATCATTTGCGCAAGCTGTGGCAACAGCCCGCCCAGGACGCCAACGAATTCGGAGCGCCGCTGCTTCTCTGCATTCTCGTCAGCCTGGATGGTGCTGTCGGTTTCAATGTCGAGCACGAATGATTTGGTGCGGTTGTCCTTGAGGAATGCCAGCACCTGTTCGATCGTTGGCTTCTCCTTCAACTTGATGATGGTGCCGCTCGCCGCCTGCTGCATCTGTTGAAATTGCTGGTGCAGCTGCTGTGCCTGCTCGGGATTTTGCTGCGCCATCTGCTGGATCTGCGGCTGCTGGATCATCATCAGTGCTTGCTGATGATGTTGCTGCATCTGCTCGACCACCTGCTGGATCTGTCGCTGCACCATCTGTTGTGTCGGCAACTGCGTCTGCGACATTTCAATCATGGTCACCGGTGAAAACTTTTCGGTGATGATCTCGGCGACAATCTCCGCAAGATCACGAGCCACGCGCACCAGCTCCGACTGCTTGTCACGCACCCGCGTGGAGCCGTAATCGGTTTTGAGTTCTTGCGCGCCCAGTGTTTCTTGCGGATCTGTCTGCCCGCGCATGATGTCGGAGAGGCCAATGATTTGATAAACGTCATCGATCACCTGCTTGCGCAGCGCGACCAGCGCGGTGATGGTTTGCGCAATCATGTCGATGGGCAGCCAGATGATCACCTCTTTGCTGCCGCCAAATGCCGCCCAGTTGGAGATCGGCACGAGCAGCCGGCCGGGCGTCTTCATCTTGATCGCAGCCTGCACTGCATCCGAGATCTCGGCGCCGCCGGCCGGATAAAACCCCTTCGCCTCGAGCGCATCAGAAAGCGCGTGAATTCGCCCCGTGAGCAGGTTCACTTCCTCGAGCTGATCTTTGTATTGCAGCACGTCGGGCACAGGGACGAGCGAGTTGCGCTGGCATGTGCCGTATGCCGGCTTGGGGCACGGGAAGAAATTCTGCAACTCGAGGTGCGGATCGTCCTCGTCCAGGATGTCTTCGCAACCTTCAGCAACCCAGACAACACGCCGCTCGGTCTTGTGCCAGATCTCCCAGAACTTGGCGCGCTCGCGTCGATCGGCGCCGCCCACCTCCTTGGTATCACGATCAACCTTGTAATCAGCCTCCTGGTAGGCGTCGCCGCTGCTCTCGTGGAAGCGTTTGCGCGCCTCGCCCCTGGTCAGATAACTCGCGGCCGCAACCCAGGTCACCTCGTACCAGCATCTCGAGATGCTGTGCAGAAAGTCGCGGCGGTGCTTGAAGTCGATACAGACACGCTCGGTCGAGTAGTAGCCGGCTTGGTCCTGCTTACCTTCATAACGGCACCACGGTACACCGCGGCCGACCAGGGCCACATCGTCACGCAACTGCATCATCACGTCATTGATGCGGGTCAGGTCGAAGGCAACGACCGTGCACCGCTCGAGCAGCTCGCTGGCAGCTTGGGGGACAGCTCGCCTGTCCTTGAACTTGGGCACCACAACGGGGACAGGCGGCTTGGCGTAAATCGACGGTTTGAGCACCTCGCAGTTCGCCCAGAATATCTGGTACTCCTTGTCGCGCGCCATGTTCGACAGCCGCTCGAGGCTCGCATACTGCTTGTCGATCTTGTCGCAATGGTCGTTCCACTTCTCGAAGACCTTCTCGCTCTCGAGCAGCAGGTTGAGCCAGGCCTTCGCCTTCTTGGGCTCGACCGCCGGATTATATTCCAGATCGTCGGCCTTGATGTCGGGGTTGGCCGCAGCGTTTGGTTTCTTAACTGCCATAGCGTGTCCACCCCAGGTAAATGCCGGCCGCAACGACCAGCATCAACAACGCAATCAGCGACCAATCCATAACCAGAAGTCCCGGTTACTTCGCTCTGGCACCATCACGAACCAGCGCCGCAGCTCGTGCTCAATCATCGCGAAAGCCGGTATGGCGCGCCCGAGGCGGATACGCGCCTTCCACCGGCGCTTGCTCGTTCGCTTTTTCATTAACCATCTCCACATCGAAATGGATCGGCAGCAACTGCAACTCGATATCTTCCGGTGTCTCAACAACCCAGCCCACACCAATCGCAGTCCGCACCTGGGTGGTGCCAAACGGCGTCCGGTCCAACGCCACGATGAACGCCGGATTAACCCACACCGGATGCAAGGCACTCTTGTCCTGCTCGAGGCACTGCGTCAGCTTGACCAGCTTCATCAGAACGTCGCCGCCTTCACCGCCCACATCGCAGCGTCCTCATAGTGCGTCTGCGCCAAGCTCCAGAGGCGTTGATGCTCGCCATCAGTCGAGCCCTTGATGCGCAGTTCATCGCACAGATTGATCAACTCGGCCGATCGCCGCTTGATCTCGGCGACAACGCCGCTTTCGCTCGGATTAAACTTCGTTCGTACTCTTGCTTCACCCAATGTCGTCATCTCACACGCTCCCTGGTTGATGCTCATGGGGTGCGTTGACGCTGTGCTCTGCCGTATCGGCGTATGTCCTGCACAGCCACCCCATGAGTATCAGCCGTTCATAGCCTAATCCCCTTACGCTCATCGGCCGGCATCGGAATGTGCCAACCTGGTTCTGGCTCTTCAACTACCTGGCGCCGCTCGGCCTGACGCCATGCGAGCGATAGGTAACGAAACGCCGCGGCCGGATGCGCTGTCCAATCGTGCACGTCGGATTGTCGGAAGGCTTTCTTCTCATCATCCCACTCGCGACGGTATTGTTCGAGCGCGCTGATGCCGGTTTCTTCCGTCCTCGGATGAAACACGCACAACGGCAACGTACGGCGGGCTGCGTTGATGCCGTCCTGAAACGTCGCGAACGGAACGAGTTGGGGTTTGAGCCCCAACGCCGACATGGTTTCGACGCGCGTCTTGCCAGTGCCCCACTCTTTTATTTTCGCATCATGAGGAACATAGTCCGTGCCATGCATCCACCCGTATTTGCGCTCGCGTTCCTCAATGACCGTTGCGTAATGCTCAACGCCGACGCCACTAGCCGCGTAGTGGTCAAGGATGAAGAGTTGCGCGCCGACGATCTGAAACCACCAAATGCTCGTATCGTCTTTCACTCCCAAGTCCCACGCGCGATGTACGAACTGGCCTGGAATGGCCTCAACCTCAACAATTCGCCCTTCATTGCGGACATCGGCCATTTCGAGCGCAAAGTACGCACCCAGGATGGAAGCCTGCCAATCACAATAATACTCTTGAAGATATTGGGCGCGGCCGACATCGGCCCCGTATAGCGCCGTGTACTCCTTCAGCGTTTCTGCGAGAGCAGCCTTAGTGAGTGCATGCGTATCATCAACGGTGAGGAGTTGGGAGAACCACTCTGATGATTGAGCCGAATGCCGAAACATCTCGAACGCATGATTGCGTCCGCGGGGAGTAGTGATGAATGCCGCCCAGCCGTTGTTCTCCTCGAGCATCGGTCGGTGATAGGCCCAGGCGCTTGGGTTGGCGAGCGCCCACTCTGAGTAGACAATGCCGGCGACTGAGGCGCCGACGGTGGCGTTGTAGGTATCACTGCCAATGCATTGCCAGGTTGATCCGTTTCTAAGCCTGATAAACATCTCGTTGTCGTTAGTGCTGTCGCGGATCTGTTTGGGAAAAACTTCATCAATTCTCCTCTTGCCGGTGTGCGCGTTGATCGCTGTCCAGATCGCTTTGCGTGACTGTGCATACTCGGGAAGACAGTGCCAGTAATTTCCGACACGCTCCATCATCGACACCGCAGTGTGGTGCAAGCACACTTCATCTTTGCCAGCACGACGATGCCACACAGCCATCGCGCGCTTACCGTCACGCGCCAAGTATTGCCACAACTTTTCCTGGTGCGGCCGCGGATGCCAGTTGTTGTATGGCACATCGATCTTAAGTTTTACCGTCGTCGTCATCCTTCAACATTTTCCTGATTGTTATTTCGATCGCGCCAGTGCCATCGGCGCCGGCAACAGGCTGGATAGCTTTGCCCCAGCCGCGCTCGAGTAGGATCTGCGCGGCCGCAACACTGATGCTGTTGGATTGATCGGCACCTGGATTAATGACCAGCCCGCGCAACCGATTAATGCACAGCGTTGTGTGCGATCGCGCGAGTGACCGGACGTCTGGCGGTATTTTCTTGCGCGGCAATATCTTAAGGGATGTCAGTCCCTCTCCCTGCTTGGTGACCATTGACCATGTTGAAGCGGTCCTCAAGTTCGCTAATGCGCTCACGCAGCTGCTCGATCATCTCGCGATCGCGAATGAAGTCGTTTTTGATTTGCAGCGCCAGTTGACCAAAGCCGGATGCAATGAAGGCCTTCAGCTGCTTTTCCATAGCAGCGTAGTAGTCGTTCTGCATGCGCTTACCCCGAAACGAAAGAGGGCGCCACAATGGGCGCCCTCGATAGACTTGGTCAAGTTGAACGGCTCAGACCCAGGCCCCTGTGAGAACCTTCAAGACCTCCCAGGCAAGGCGGCCAACGGCATACAGGGCAAGCAACACAATCGGCACCAGCCCCACTGCGATGACGCCAAAAAACAGAATGTTGGCGATTGTCGTTAACGTCAACATCAACTGTCTCCCCGCTTCCACTTAGGCACTACCGGTTCTTCCTGATACGCCACCAAGGCGCGCAACAACAACGCCGTCGCCGTCGGCACCTCAGCCTCGCCCGTAATGTAGCGCCGCGAGGTGCGCGCGCTCACCCCGGTATAGCGCCCCGCCGCCGCCTGGTTGAGCCCTAACTGCTTGATAATCAACTTATATTGCCGCCCGGTCATCGACCGCTGACTTTGCCATTCAGACATTTTTCTGCTCCTCTGTTGCGATGCCCTGATCTAGGTCACCCAGACCAGCCTGTCAATATGTCAGAACCCACTTGACAGGGGTGACAGGCTGTCCTATATCAGCGTTATTGGTTCATCACAAACAAGGAGCTACCAATGTCCAACCTCTCCAAGA